CTACTAAAGAGCATTGGATATACAAGCGTTTCTTTGAAGATAAGGGCGTGCAAGAGGGTTTTAACGGTATTAAAGACGATGTGACATACATACACACTACTTACGAAGATAACATCGAGAACTTAGACCAGTCATTCATTAACGAGGTTCTAAGGATAAAGGAAACGAACCCAGATAAATATAAACATCAAATACTTGGCGGTTGGTTAAATAAAGCCGAGGGAGTTGTTTATTCTAATTGGCGTATTGATAACTTTAGTGACTTAGGTAATTCAATTTACGGTCAGGATTTTGGTTTCAGTATCGACCCTACAACCTTAGTACAAGTATCAATTGACAAATCAAATAAAAAGATTTACGCAAAGGAATTACTTTATAAAGTTGGATTGAATACAACCGAAATATACAACGAAAACAATCGATATTGCGGACAAAGGAATTTGATTATAGCAGATAGTGCCGAGCCTCGTTTGATTAGCGAATTAAAAGCACGTGGTTTAAACATCAAAGGTATAGACAAACCAAAGATAGTAGATAGGATTGCCTTGATTCAAGACTACGAATTGATAGTTGACACCGAAAGCACCAACTTAATCAAAGAGTTAAACAACTACGTTTGGCACGATAAGAAGTCAGAAACACCAATTGATGACTACAACCACTTACTTGATGCTTTAGGTTACGCCGTTTGGAACTATATAGGCAAGCCGAACAAAGGTAAATACGACATTCGTTAAAACAAAACGGTTTTTTGTTGTTATTAAGGTATGGAAATAAACATACCTACTTCTTTAAAAGATATTAAAATGAGTCAGTTTATTGCTTTTGAAAAGAGCAATAAGACTGATGACGATTATATCATACATCTTTGCGAGTTTGCAAATCCGAAACTTTTACCGAAAAAAGAATATACCGAAATCGTATCGTTACTAAAAGACGTTGTGCAAAGCGATGTTGAATTTCATAAGATATTTAAACACGATGGTATTTACTTTGGTTTCATTCCGAACTTAGATAAGATAACGGCGAACGAGTTTATGCATATCGAGGAATATATCAAACAACCCGACACGTGGAATAAAGCCTTAGCGGTTTTATACAGACCATTAACCAAACGTAAACGCAATTGGTTTAAAAGAGGGGGGGATGATTTATATGATGTATTGCCGTACCAAGAAGAGAACGCTTTTGAAAAGTTAATGCTTGATGTGAGTTGTGTTTACTACTTAGGCTCGATGGTTTTTTTTTACAATTTAGGGAACGACTTACTAAAATATATGCAGGATTATTCCAAAGCAGTGGAGAACAACATAAAAAAGAAACGCACTTTAATGAAAAGTGGGGATGGTACGTTAGCGTAAGGGCATTGGCAGAATTAAACAAAACGGAAGAGGAAAACGTTTTGGAATACGGAATACATAAGTTTTACAGACTATTAGAGTTTGAGAAAGACCGAGCAGAGGTAACAAAAGAAATGATTAAAAACGCAAGTAAAAAGTAATGAGAGAATTTTATAAAGTAGTTGACTATTTAAAGACCACGTTAGAAGCTGATGTAAACGTACATACAATTACGCACGGGTTACGGTCAATGATGGACATCGATAAAAAAAACATATTTCCCTTAGTGCATTTGCAAGTTTTGTCATCTACACCAAACAACGGTAGCGTAACATTCTCTTTTGAAATCGCAGTAGTTGACTTACGGAATATATCAAAGCAAATAGTAACTGATAAGTTTCTAAGTAACGATAACGAACTCGACAACCTTAACACTTGCCATGCAGTTTTAAACCGATTAGTTGCTATTTTAATCAATAAAAATAACGATTACGCGATACAGTTAGTTAACGCTCCGACTTTGCAACCTATCATATTTGAAGAGAGCAATTTATTAGACGGGTGGCGTACCGATTTAGAGTTAGTAATTCCAAATAATGAGATAATTGTCTGTTAAAAGAGAACATGCGCAAAAGGCATTAGATGCGTTTTTAAAGTACACGGTAACACAAGCAAAAGCAAACCTTACTAAGCGCAAAAAGAACGCCTCAAAGTCTTTGTATAACAGTTTAAAGTACGATTTTAAAGTAAGCGCAAATAGTTTTACCGCTTCGATAAGTGCAAATGATTACGGGGAGTTTCAAGACTTAGGGGTTAAGGGGGCAAAGTCATCGAGAAAAGCCCCAAATAGTCCGTTTAAAATGGGTACTGGTTCAGCGCCGAAAGGAAAATTTAAAGGGGCGATTGATAAATGGGTTGTGCGTAAAGGAATAGCACCGAGAAATAAAGGTCAGTTTGCGAGTAGAGAACAATTAGTTAGAAATATAATGCGTTCGATATTCAACACTGGTATTCCTGCGAGTAGGTTTTTAAGCGACCCATTCGAGAAAGGATTTAAGAGATTACCCGATGATATAATCGAGGCTTACGGATTGGACGTGGAAACGTTTTTAAAACAAATAATAAACAATGGCAAAAAGAATTAAGATAGAGTTTATAAGCAATCCTACGCCGACAGTAGACATATTGTTTGGTGTAAATTATACACCTTTCAGTTTTACATTAAATGCTACTATCGGTATTGATGTGGTTATAGGCGCAACCAAAGAAGATACAGCTTCTAACCTTTACGACTTTTACACTGGTGAAGTTTTACCTGTTTGGTTAGAAGCTTTTACAACTATCTCTTTAGCCTCGAATATTATCTATTTTGATTTTGAGCCTGATAACGATTCAAACCTAACTTTTTTTCGGGTTGGTTCTACGTCTTCCGATGTAACTATTGAAGAGGTTGAAATCCCTGCGGGTGGAGATTACGAAATTGGGTTGGTGCGTTCTACTTTATCGGTTAGAATAATTCCTAATTTAAACTACGACACCACAACTTTAGACCTTTACAATTGGGGGGGTGACATTACCAATGTGCCTGCAACACCGAGTTATGCATTGTCTAAATCTGTTGTTCAGTTAGGGCAACCCGTTATGAACTTTGACGTAAACGAACTTAGTAAAACGGGGATAAATCCAACGATTGCAAACTATACTTTAACGGGTTTACAAACAATGCCATTTGAGCAAAGTTGTTGGAGTTACTACGTTGCGAATTGCTTTGATGGTGATGATGTTGTTTACACAAAAGAGGGTATTTATTTATGCCTTTATGGTTACGGATATTTTCAAGACTTATACAACCCGCAACCGACATCGAATGTTTTAATCGATGGCAATAGTCACACGCATTTAAGAGGTTACGATAATAGAGCACACTTCTTAACGAAAGACCTAACGACTTTAACGGTTAACGGTTCGGGTGTAACGGTAACGGCAAATACCGATTTGAATTACGAAAATATAATGTCGGTTAATTTAAATGATTACGATTCGAGTGCCACAACCATAACATTAGTATTTACTTATCCAACGGAAACGAGAACGGTAGTTTACACGGTTAAAGAAGAGTGCAAATACAAAGTAGTTAATTGTGTATTCATTAATAAATACGGCTTACCACAATCGCTATTTTTTACCAAAGCGCAAAAGAGAGGCGACGATATAGAGAGTTCAGAGTACAGAGGTTTGATTTCAGACTTCGGGGTTTATAATTCGGCATCACATACTTATAAGGCGTTTAATTCAAACGGGCGCACAAAGGTAACGTGCAACACCGACTATCTAAACGAAAGCGAAAACGAAACGTTTAGACAATTGATGTTAAGCGAAAGTATTTGGCTAATCGAGGACGGTGTAATTAACCCAGTTAGCTTAGATAAGAAAACGATAGAATATAAAACGTCATTAGTGGATAAGCTAATTATGTACACGGTAGATTTTAAATACTCATTTGATATTATAAATCAATGTTAAAGGTAAATATTTATGTAGAAGGTCAGGAACTCGAATTATTCAAAGATGAAAACATCGAGATAAATTCGAGCGTTCAGAATATTGCGGATATATCGAAAACCTTTAGTGATTTTAGCCAAAGTTTTACCGTACCTGCATCGAACAAGAACAACGCTATATTTCAACACTATTATAATACAGATGTAGACGGTACTTTTAACCCGAACATTAGAGTATTAGGTTATATTGAACTAGGGAGCATGCCGTATAAGTATGGTTTAATTCAATTAGAAGACGTAAAGATTAAAAACCAAAAGGCTTATGCTTATACAATTAGGTTTTTCTCATCTACTTTAAGCCTTTCAGACTTATTTAAAGAGGATGAATTGGGAGTTTTAGACTTTTCAGACTACGACCACGACTTTGATGCCTCTATTTTCGACGCTACATACACCGAAAGCATAGCAAATGGCGACATTTATTACCCTTTAATGACTTCTTTGCGTAATTATAATGTAGGAACGGCAGACGCAAACGACATAACAGACGTTTTAGGCGAGTTGAAATACTTTGAATTGAAGCCCGCATTGCGTTTGAATAGGATTTTTGATGTAATACAGTCACATTATGGGGTTACTTTTCGCAATGACTTTTTAAATAGAGCCGTTTTCGATAACCTTTTTATGTGGTTACACCGTGAAGCGGGACAAATAGAAGCATATGGCGATGAAGTATTGGCTAATATTACAAGCGCAGGTACATTAGGAGATATAAGTGTGACGGTAAATACAACCGATGACACTATTGCGTATACAAATGCGCCTAACTATAAGTACAAAGTGTTTTTTAAAATGTACCCTGAAACGGGATTTGGAACAACGCCTTATAAAGTTAGGATATTTAACAACGGAATTGAAAGAGTTGTAGCTGAGTTGACTGGAAACCAAACAATAATATACGAAGGTGTTGAGGTTGGTAGTTATTTAAATAAATTCAGCATACAAGCTGTGGGCGATTTTGAGTTTCATACTCAAATAGTCGTAGCTTTAAAAATACCTATTGGAGCGGTTTTTAAATCAACTACAACTCCAACACAAATATTATCGGGATTTGCAAACATAGCAAGTCTTATGCCAAAAATGAAAGTAAAGGATTTTGTTACTTCTATTATCAAAATGTTTAATCTCGTTTTAGTGCCTATTAACTCGACAACCTTTACTTTTTTACCATTAGACGATTGGTACGCACAAGGTAAATTAATAGATATAAGCGACTTTGTAGATACAGAGGATATAGTCATTAAAAGACCAAAATTGTTTAAGCAAATAGATTTTAAACACCCAAACACGGGGCAAATATTAGGGGAACAGTTTAGAGAGAATAACGGGGGTATCGGCTACGGTGATTTACGCACTACGTTTGATATTGACGGCACAGAATTAAAAGTTGAAACACAATTTGAAAACTTAGTTTTTGAAAGATTAACAGACGTGGCAACGGGCGACCTAACCAATATTCAAGTAGGTAAGTCAATTGATAAAACTTTAGAGCCTTATATCGGGAAGCCTTATGTCTTTTACCGTAATGGTTATCAATTTTACGATACCCCGATAAAAGCAGACGGTCACGCAGACTTGACCTATACGTGGCAAACGGCAACCGAAAATGATTTATTTGCCCCACAAGTAAGCAACACTGTCAATTATTCAACCGATGTAAGTACTTTTCTTTATACGGAAATCATACGCAATCTTTACTCGAATTATTGGCAAGATTACATAAGCGACTTATACTCTTTAAAACGTAGAATAACAACCTACACGGCTTATTTACCTATTGGGGTTTTAATAAAGTTAAGACTAAACGATAGGATAAAAATAGGGAGCTATGCGTATATCATTAACTCAATGAAAATCAATTTAGTTAGTGGCAAAGTTGACTTTGAGTTATTGAACTATATCGGTACGCCTTTTACTTCGGTAAATGACAATATAATGTTAACCGCTGACACGGTAGATTATTTTGCGGACAACACATACATAACAGCAGATGCGATTTCGTTATACGTCCCTGCTTATTCAGGAGTTGCAAATGGGGTTGAATTTACAAATTTAGTAGTAACACCGAGCGCACAAAATTACGACTGTAAAATTATAGCTAATCAAAATTACTTAGCTACAAAAGTAAACACGGGCGACGGCACAACTTGGGTAACGCTTGAAAATTTTAACGGAACACAAACGAACTATTTAAAAATAAAAGTAGATAAGTACACATCAGGAACTACAGACAATACTTTAAGCCGTTCAATGGAAATCGATGTAGTAGTTGGGAGCGACACATTTACAATAACAGTAACACAAGGACAACAATGATAGCACAAGTAATTGAACTTTTACAGTCGATGGATTTTAAAGGTGGAACGGAAAATATAGAGTTTGCAAAGGGCTCATACAGATACCCACGCAATATAAAAGAAACATTTAAAATAAGCAAAAGATGGCTATCAAGAAAGTAATTGAGATTGATGTTGACCAAGTACAAGCGATGGGCGGACTTGAAGCCTTACAACAATCTTTAGTAGAAACCGAAACAAAATCCGCTTCGTTAAAAGCCGAGTTGAGAAAGCTAAAAGAACAACTTGCGCAATTACCTGAGGGGTCGGAAGAGTATAATAAAATCGCTAAACAAGCGGGTGAGGTTTCTGATAAGATTGGCGACATCAATACCCGTATTAAAAACTTAGGTAGCGACACAAAAAATATAGATGCGGTTGTGCAAGGAACACAAGCGTTAAGCGGTGCTTTTACTGTAGCCACTTCTGCAAGTGCTTTATTAGGAGAAGAGAATAAAGACTTACAGGAAACGATGTTAAAAGTTGAAAGCGCAATCGGGTTGACTGTTGGTATTCAATCTATTGCAAACGCATTGCAAAAAGAAAGTGCTTTAGCTATCGGACTGTCAACGGTTGCAACTAAAATACAAACGGGGGCGCAAGTTGTTTATGCTACTGTTGTAGGCACAACAACGGGAGCGCTAAAGGCTTTGCGAGTTGCTTTATTATCTACGGGTGTGGGTGCTTTGGTAATTGCTTTAGGGTTCTTGATTGCCAAAATGACAGAAAGCACAGAGGTAACGGAAGACCAAGAGAAAGCCCTTGACAATCTAACAGAGTCGCAAAAAAGATACAACGATAGTTTAAGAAGTGAATTAGCGGGTATTGAAAACTCAACAAAGGTTAGGAAATTAAGAGCGCAAATAGCGGGTAAAAGTGAAAAGGAATTATTAGACATTGAGAAAGAAGGAGAGAAAGAAAGAGCCACCACTTTTGATAATGAAATAGCC